TACAGTTTTTTCTGAAACACCACAGCGCAGATCCTTGATTAGGATTCTACGATAAAAGCCGTTCCATTGACTTTTGGTAGCAGTGTCCATGCAGAGTTTGATAGCATCTCTAGCCGCATGACCTGTAAGCTCTCTGCGATTGAGCTGTTCTGCTAGCATTTTAAAATTAGTCCAAACAAGACCTTGTCCATCTACTGTAGCCTCTGGAACCTGTTTGACTCCAAAAGTGTAGAGAGGATCCAGCGCCATGCGCACACCCTCAAAGAATTCATCCAGTCCTTCTGCCATAGCAGACGCAAGAATATCTTCTTTGTTGATACGGCTAGGATGAGTTTCTAGAGCAGAAATAATAAATTCAGGTTGTGTGCGCATGTAGTCCTCTAACTAAAGTTAAAATGGAATTCTTGTCTAAAGGATAAGTTGCCAGGCTGATCCTCACTGTTAAGTAATTTTAACACCACTTCAGAAATAAATCTACCGAATTTTTCTACAAATTCTTCTTTGGGTAAATTATCAGCACCCTGTGCGTAGTAGCTTCCAAAATGTTCTACAAATTCTCTAGCGGCTCTAAATTTGGCAGTGTTTTTGAGTTCACCCAAATGAAAGCCTGTTTCGTCAAAATAGCTTTCCGTAGCATAGTCGTCCTGTTTTGGATATGCTCGTGTGATAAGTAGGCAGATGGTTCTGCCTTCACCTGTAGCAAAATAATCACAGGCTACGAATTGATACAGTTCCTCACTCATCGTTTTTCCAATCTACTACTATCCAACCTAATCGTTTTAGGTCTGCTCGTATTTCGTCAGTAACTACACTCTCACTCACATAGTTTTTAGTGCCATCACTGTCACCGTTACCTAGTCCATCGCCTATGCCAGAGCAGTACCAATCAATATAGTCACCCTTTTCCTGCATGTCAGCGATGATGCCTCCTGCGTAACGCCAACTAGCACTCCAAGTCTCTTCTTTGAGAATGGGCATTACTTCTAGCTTTTGAAAATCATTGTTGCACATGGCAGCATATAAGTTCTGTGCATAAGTGTCTGAAGAGCGAACTTTCTCTAAAATCCAATCAGTAGTTAGGAGGTCGTACTCCATGTTGTTAACATGACTTTTAGGATCGTCAAACTTGTGGGTGTGATGATCGATCATCTTTTCAAAAAAATCTAGATAGTCTTCACTGACAGCTTCACCTGTTTCTTCTTGACGTTTAACATATCCTTCCTTTTGAAAAGTATGTCGATCAGGGCTTTTTGATACTTTGCTCATTTTAACCTTGTACGTTAGTAAATGTTCTTTGAGGATATGCTATTGCTCCGGTACCTTCAACATTACCTACTACAATAATGCGTTCATTTTCATCAGTGTGTTCAGGAACTTGATGTACTAACCAACCAGGAAAAATAATACCCCAACCAGCACGAGGCTTATATGTAAACCCTGGTTTATTTGGAAAAACTAAAGGAGCAGAATTTTCGTCTACTTTGACATAATAAACCCAACTATACAGTGCAGGTACATGTGCATGTATTTCACTGTAGTCTCCCTTCTGATAGATTGATCCCCAACAGGTTGTCATAAAAGTTTTTAGATCTAGATCTGTGTGCTGTTTGTGCCAATCTTTAATTACTTCTTCAACTCGATCACATACAATTTTAAATGGTTGATGTTGTGTCATTAACCAATCAGTCATTAGTGCTTTTACATTAGTAGTTCTTCCTCGCTTGTCTCCGGTTGTTCTAATAATGTCTTCTATTTCAGTGTGTAACTGATTGCGAGGATAAACCGATTGGGGGATTTGAAATTCCCAAAACATTACAGGAATTTCAAGATTGACTATACGTTGTAGTATATCACTGTCTTTGTAACTTTTCATTTTGTAATCTCTCAATTTCGTTAGCAGCTTCTTCTAATAAATCAGATATCCTGTCAGGGCGACCTTCTTGTACTGACTTGCGATCTTGATTTTGACGCCTAATCTCTGCCCGCTTGCGAAGGCGAAAGATTAGGCTCTGCTCTGCTACTAGTAAATGGCTTTCGTCTTTCATAGATGTACTCCAAAAATTGTATAAATCTCAAACTGTTTAGTAGGAGGATTTTCTACCCAATAAGGATTGACGCGGAAAGTTATTTCCCAATTTCTAGAGAATTGAAAATGTCTCCTACCAAAACGGATGTTAAACCAGTCGTTACTCATTTGAATATGGTGCTACATTTTCTTCTAAAATAGCACTATCTCCGTAACCGTTAGCATCTACTAGATCAATTTTTACAGGACCAAGTATTGCTACATGATCGTCTTCAACTTCCCAATTATGCTCACCGTCATAGATCCAGCCTGTGCCACAGCGTCCGTCCTCATCTTCTTTTTCATATCTAAGTATAGCTTCAATATCGGCTTTTTCTTCTTCAGTAAAGCCATCGCTGAAGTTTACATAAACTGAGATAAGGTCGTCAAGTTCACAGCCCCAACCTACCTGTGGATTACAGTGGACACGATCAGTTTCAAACTCCCAAACTGGCTCGTCTTCTTCTCTGAATGCCTGTCCCCAACGCCACACTTCTGTAACGTCAAAGCCGCGGATAGTACCGTCAGGTAGACGTTCAAAAACATCTACAAAGTATTCAACACTCTTTTTTTCTAACGGTGTAATGCGGTAAAGTTTTTCCATCTTAATCTCCATTAAGCCAGTTGTTCACGGACCCATGCTAGACGAGCTTGCTCGTCCATGGCAGTATAAGCTACAATGTTAGCACGAATAGCATCCACAAGTGCATAGTATTCTTCATCCAGATTGTGTTTGATGTCCTTGTTCAAGTCCACTAACTTGTCTGTTCTAGGATTGCGAGCAACCCACTTTGAAGTCAAGTAGTAGGGTGATTTGATCTTGGCACTTACACCATCTTGAGTATAGAATACAAATCCTTCGTGACGGCATTCTTTAGCCATAGCCTTTAGTTCGCCTAGGTTAACTCTGTAGACTTCTGGAACATAGCACTTGAATGCTGAGGCCAGTAGTACGAGTGTTCCTGGGCCATGCATGATGCGGCTACGCCAAGAGTTTTCACGAATACCTAGTACATACATGCCTGGCTTTTCTGGAATGATGTGTGGATCGTTTGGATGCACACACTCAAACATCACAGTAACGCCCTGCATGTCGCTAGCATTAAATGCCAACTGCCAGTCAGTCCAGTCCATGTGTGTAAGCATCATTTCTTTTGCCATACGCACGTAGTCGCTGTCAGTACTACCAGTAGTGCTCACTAACACATCGTCCTTGTACCAAGTACAGGCAACCATAAAGCCATTAACTTTACGATATGCTATAACTTCAGTGTCGTCTGCAAGCACAGGTGCTTGCTTTTCAATGCCGTAGTTATAGATCTTAGTAAAAGGGTATGCAACTAAGTTGAAGTTGGCATCTACGATACTCCCACGGCATTCTGCAATGTAGTCGTTCCACAGGTTATCGTAGAATACCTTCTTCTTGTACTTTAGAACAAAGATACCGTCGCCACAGTCTTTCATGTTCACTAAATCAGAAGTAGCAACATAGTCCTTTAATTCGTCTTTGAACATTTTAAACTCCAATATTCTTTCTAGCTTCTGCCATTAACGTAGCATCGCCTTTGGTCATAACAGCTAACAACAATCTCTTTTCCTCTAAGTAGGTCTTGGCAAACTTTTCGTCGTGTGCCACGATACTACGAGTGTTAGAGATTAAGTCAGCTAATTTAACAGTCTGTGCAGCCGCTGGTGCCATAGCAGAGTGAGCTCTGTCAATAGCCTTGCGAGTAGCTCTGTTACCCTGCTCAGGACGACTAACGTCAGTTAACCATCCAACTAACTCAGCAACTTCGTCACCAAACTCAGCACGGATTACTTCGTTCGTAACACCAGTGTCTTCAACAACGTCATGTAACCATGCCGCCGCCAACATCTCATCAGTGTGAGGAACAGCACTAACGATCCTCACAACCTCCGCAGGATGGACGATGTAGGGCTCACCAGTGTACTTGCGTAATTGTGCTACAGCCGCATGAGCTGCGGTTGCAAACGTTCTAGCTCTTTCTACAATCGTCATATCCCTCTCCTTACATTACAGTGTCGTGATGACCTTTAACCTTACCACTCATTGCATCAGCAATCGCACGTTCCATAGTAACTGCAATCATCCCTGTTGCGTCCATGCCCATGTCACGAGCTCGATATTCTTCCAATCCACTCTTACCACCGTGCAAGTGTCCATGTAAGTGAACAGCACCTCTGTGCATCTGATCCCATTCTGCAATTGGGTAGTGAAACATCACAACCCTAGTCTTTTCATAGGTAATGCACAGATAAGGATGCACTTCCAAAAAACAACTGCGAAACACAGGATCGTTCAACAACTTCCTATCGTGGTTACCCTCAATTAAAATCTTTACGCCATTCAAACGACGAAGAATTTTTACAGCCTTGTCAGCTGGTAGAAATGCTACGTCGCCCAAGATGTAAACTTTATCTTCTGGAGCAATGGTTTGATTCCATTCTGAAATCATTTGCTCATTCATGTAAGTTACATCATTGTGAAATCTTGCTCGTGCCTGTGGACAGAAACGCATAATGTTTGTATGTCCGAAATGCAGGTCGCTTGTTACCCAAGTTGTCATATTTCCCTCTTATTATTTGTATTATATAGCCATAAAAAAGCCCTGTCAACCTAATAGATTAACAGGGCGAAAGTGTGGCGTTTATGCAACAGTTATTCAGCGTTCCAAATTTCTTTGAAACCTTCAGTCTCTGTTGGCATTTGGAAGCTGGCAATCATGCTGGCAATAACATGCTCTGGAATGTTTTTGCCTGGACGACTCATTAATCGACGCATAAGTTCTTTGTGTTCTGGAGTCTTAAACACTACAGCAACGTGCTCGTAGTTTGGAAGCATATTAAACTTTCGTTTACGACTTTTTACATTAACTGAGGTTTGATCCCAGATGATATCCTTACCCTGTTCGCGAGCTTCTATAACAGCCTGCGCCATTAGATCAACAGCAGTTGGCATATACTCTACAAAAACTTCTGAATAGGTTTTACCAACACTTCGTGCGTAATCTTCAACATGATTGTCTGTACTAACTACAGCACAGTCCTTAGCCCAATCTTGGTTAGAAATCCAAGTGCTCTTGCCGCTGCCTGGAACACCAATTAATTGATAGCACTTTGGCATTAGATGTCTCCTTCTCTTTCTCTCCGCTCTCTACGAGCATGAGCCAAGGTAAAAACCTTTTCGTTATTATTAGTCCAATCTTCTGGAACCTCTACACCATTAATAGTGTGTGGCTCCTGTTCATCATAGGTCCAACCCAAAACTCGCATCATCTTGTGCTTGACTAATAAATTTGGACTGCGAAATGCTTCTGCATCATCAAAGCCCATCATAACACCAACTTCTGCAACTGCACCACTGCGACAAATGCCTGCATGACAGTGTACTACAACATCCATACGGTTATCAAGAGCGTGTTGCAATAGGCGAACAAGTTGTTCTGCCTGAGAATCGCTGCATCTAAATGCTTCGTCAATGGTAAAGTCATTTGCTTCAATGTCAAGGAACTTGAATTGATGAGTTTCCTTAAATTGATGTTTGGGTGTTGGAAAGTTCATATCTGGATCAACAATTTGAATCAGCATTGAATTTTCGCCCACACGGATATGATGTCCCTTAGGAATATCTACTAGTGCTACATTTTGAATCCACGGCATCATTAACTCCTAAATGAAAAATAAACCAACGCTAGATAAGTCACTGCATGTAGATATTGATCCAACCCAAATAACCACCAGAACTGATTTTGGCTAATTGTCCACCCTGTAATTCTGTTTAGATGCACTTTAGCCCAGTCTATGTGATAATGTACAACAAAATCAACAAAGGCCAACCAAACAGCAAAAGGTGTAAACATTACCAAACACAACCAAGTACCAAATCCGTGCAGTCCTGAGTGAAGTATTCCGCCAGTATGTCCGTAGGTTCCTTTATTCTGTAGTTGATACTGTGTTTGAAGAACAAAGTCTAAGATAAAATGCTTCGTAAACAGTAAAAGCAGTACCAGTAGAATCTCATTCATACTATCACCAATCGCTTGAATCTGTAATGTTTACACGAACAACAACAGGACGATCATTAAGCGTAAATCCAAACTCAATATCCAATGTGGATCCAATACCACTGCTGTTATCGTAAATCAACTGAACACTGTCGTCTATTTTATTTTCGTTCATTACAGAAAGAATCTCTTCGAGTTCCCTTCTACTGATATAAATTTTATCCATGTTAAACTCCTGTTGGTGTTCTTCGTTTGTACCAGCTATAGTCAGATCCATCTGGAAGGACACCTTCCTTAACAGAGTCAGCACCAAACTTACCTACGATCTCAATCTTACCGTCAGAGATCGTAACAAACGTGCCCAATGACTTGCTAAACTTCATAGCAAGATCTAAGTCGGGAAATTCTAGCGATTTATCGGTGCCGCTTGCACCATTCCAATTTACTTTATACATATCTTATTATACAATCAATTTTTATTTTGTCAAGTGGTGCTACCTCCTGGGATCGAACCAGGCACACCCAGATTTTCAGTCTGGTGCTCTACCAACTGAGCTAAGGTAGCAAATTTTTGGGGTGAACGACGAGAGTTGAACTCGCTCTACCTGTTTCACAGACAAGTGTGCTAAACCGTTACACTACGAACACCATTGTTTGGCCGGCTCTGAGGGACTCGAACCCCCAACCTCCAGTTTCGAAGACTGGCACTCTAATCCATTGAGTTAAGAGCCGTTATTGGTGGACCGGGAGGGGATCGAACCCACGACCGTCTGATTAAGAGTCAGCTACTCTACCTACTGAGTTACCAGTCCATTTAAACCTATTAGAAGAACACACTATATGCCTATTAACACGCATCTTAAGCGGGACTTACAATAGTGTGTTCATTTAATAAGTTTGGTAGCAGCAATAGGAG